AGTTTGATGTAGAAGAATCTTTATAGTGAAAAAATATAAAATAACCCACAAGATAACTGCCGATTTTATTGCCGAAGCTATTGTTAATGAAGATGAAATTGATAGTAATATTAATGATCTAAAAGAGTATAAGAAACCTAATAGCAAATTTGAATATACTATGTTAAAAGGTTCAGAAAGTGTAACACAAACAACTTACGAAGAATATGAGCAGAAGTCTAACAACAGCGATAAAGAACGCATTAGCAACAAATGAAATTAGACCATTTCATTTACTTACTATTGGATTTTCAACACCAGTAAATTTTACTGATTGTTCTTTTCCATTAACTTCTTCTGTTTCAGGTTCAAGTGTAACTTATAGCCCATCTGATTTTATTATTGGTATTTCTGATTTTACAGAGGAAATTGATTTAACAAAATCAAGTTTATCAATATCTTTATCTGGTGCAGATCAAACATTTATATCAACTGTTTTAGGAGAAAATGTAACTAATGATGTTGTAACAATACATAGAGGATTATTAGATTCTTCTAATGCTATAATAGCTGATCCATTTCTTTTATATAAAGGAAATATAGAAAATTTTGCAATACAAGAAACAACTAAAAGTAGTTTTGTTAATATAACAGTAGTATCACATTGGGCAGACTTTGAAAAAAAGAATGGTCGTAAAACAAACAATACATCACAACAAAGATTTTTTAGTACAGATGTAGGTATGGATTTTTCTTCAGAAACTGTTTTAGATATTAGATGGGGTAGAGATTAATGTTTAAATGGTTTGAAAAAATATTAATTAAAGTAGCAAAAAAAATACTTAACAAACACGCACCTAAAGGCGAGTTTCTTGCTTATATTAATAAACGAGAAGAAAAACTTTTAAAACAATATGGTGGTGCTGGATTACCTATAAAGAAAACAAA